TATTTTGTGGATGATTTTTTAAATCATAATTACCTTCAAAACATTGAGGACATATTAACATATCATAACTATTTAAACGCATTACTTTTTTATCATAAACAAAAGAACATGTATCACACATTGCTTTTGCTTTTCTAGCTGTCTTAGACATTAAACATATCCTATTTTAGGTTTAAAATAAATACTTGCTCTTTCTTTATCTTCTTCCATTGCTCTTTTAAATGTTTCTTCATAACTTGCTTTTAACATAGCTATTCTTACATCAGTAACACCAGGTCTTTTTTGTGCTAATTGATGTGCAAGTCCATATGTTAAACAAGGTAAAAATCTTTTTGGTATATCTGCATTTTGTTCTGCAGATTTATTTACATCTTGTAATTGTCTTATTGCTTCTATTGTTAATATCTCTGTACTTGAATTAGGTACAGGATATAAAAATACTGTTGGTTTATCTACATTTCTTTTAATAGCAAATTGTGTTGGTCTACCTGTTTGTGATTTATTAGGTAATACATTATACTCTTCAAAAGATATTCTTGTTAGTTGTGTTTCTGTTGCTGCTATACTAGCTTTAACTGTAATAACTAAAGCATCATTTACTGAATCATCTAAATCATAAGAGGTAACACTTGTTGCTACTGTTACTGCTGTAGTAAATGTTGACCATAATAATACACCTCTATTTTGCCAATCATTTAATAATAAATTTATAGACCTTCTAGCTGACTGAGGAGTATGACCAAGTGTTTGTTCTCCACCTATCATTTCAGTAGCTTCTTGAATTACTTCATCTATATCTAGATTAAAATTATATGTTCCTGACCTAGCCATATTTTTTATGTTTTTCCTTTAATTGTTTTTTTGCTGCTTTTGCTAATCTTGATTGTTCACTTTTATTTTGTACTTTAGCTCTTTGTTCTAATACAGTTAGTATTTGTATTTTTCTAGCATAAGGTTTATTAATTCTTTTAACTTTAGCTATTGTTTTTTTTGCATCTTCTACAGTTGCATATTTAATTCTAACTGTATCTTTAGGATTCTCGTCTGTATATAATCTACGACTAGAACCTTTAGGTTTTTTACCTGTTCCTATTCTAGGCTCTTTTTTTGACATTCTTCTTTTTTCTCTTAATCATTTTTCCAATAGTAGTTGCTTGTCTTTTATGCATTTTAGATGCACCAAGTAATTCTTTTTTAATTTTTTTTAATTTACGTACCATAAATATTTCTCTTTTTTCTTTTTGTAAAATAAATAATGTTTGATTATCCATAACACACCTCCTAATTAAAGTTAGTGCGTTTCTTCAGTTAATACTTACTTCCAACCCTTACGAGTCAAACGAATTATTTTTTCTTAAATGTTTTAACCATTGTAGGCTTACCACCTACTCCTTGTTTTTTTGCTCTCTTTCTTTTTACTGCTGATGTTTTTTGTGACTTTGACATACGTTGTGCTTTTGCTAAAGGTACACACTTAGGATATTTTCTTTTAGTTTTAGTAGTAGATTTTCTACCACATGGTTGATACTTCCCATTTTTCTTTGGTGCTCCTATATCAACCCATTTTTCTTCTACCCATTTACGTAAGCCACCACCAGTTTTTTTCTTAATAGTTTTCTTTTTCTTTTTGCCACCAGGTTTTATTTTGCCAGAGCAAACTGCAGAAGCATACATATTAGCGTAAGCTGATGGATATACATCAAACTTTCTTTTTGCTGCTGCTTTACCTTTTGGACAAAGCTTTGCCATTAGCTACCTCTTCTAGCATTTCTTCTAGCTGTCATACCTGCTTTTAAAGGACCACCTTTAGACATGTATTTAGTTTTTTTCATTGGACCACCTTTAGCCATATACTTAGTTTTTTTTAAAGCTCCACCTTTAGCCATGTATTTAGTTTTTTTCATAGCTCCACCTTTTTTCATGTATTTAGTTTTTTTTCCTGCCATTTGTTTTCTCCTGATATAAATTATTAAATGTTATTTCTGGGTCAGTATAACTATCATGTATTTCTGCTGAATGAATATATTGACTTGGTGCAAAATCTGGAGCACCTTCACCAGTTACCCATAAAGCAGGATTAGTTACCCTAACTCTATTGTTAGGTAATGCCACGATATTACCTGTCCATTTACCTGCATCTATAAGCTGCAGTACGTGACTTTGTTTATGTTGTGCAGGGTCATCACTAATATAACTATCAGTATAATCAACTGTAAACATATATCTTCCTTTATAAAACTCACCACCTATTTTACACATCCAAGGACTTGAGCTTACTCTATCCATTACTATTATGGAATGTCCTCTTGAGGAGCAATCCCAAGGTTGTGCTAAATGTGTATCCATTCTTTCTGGCATCTCTTCTAAAACTTCGTCTGCCACTAAACTTGTTATTGGCATCCTTGCCCACATTGCACCCCCATGTATATTTTCTTCTTCATCTATACCAGTAAACACTACTTGAAAACTTAAACATCTATCTGGTATTGTATTGACTGCTATCGCTAGTCCATGCAAATATTCGCCATGATAATCTAAATGATTGTTTGTAAATTCTTTACGTACCCAACATTTAAAATGAGGAATATTACTTATTAAATATGACAGTTAGCACCTCCATCTTTTTCTTGCTTGTCTTAATCTTGAATTAGGATTCTTAGCTGCTTTAGGAAACTTCTTCATTTGTCCTGCAGACCTAGCACAATAACTTTTTCTTCTTGAAGCTCTTTTACCTGTAGGTTTCTTTTCAGTTACTGCTGTTTTTAATTTACTACCAGGATTATTTCTTCTATATTTTGCTACACCTTTCGCAGTCATGCCTGCACCTTTTTTAGTAGGTCGTTTATCACCACTACTAATAGACATGCCTTTCATTCCTGTACCTTTTTTTCTAGCCATTATTTGTATATTCTCTAGACTCTTCTTTTACTTGAGATTCTATAGTACCTTCTACTTGAGGTCCTTTTCTAGCTTTACCATAACCTTGTCCAGTTGGATGAGCACTTGTTACTTTACCAACAGATTGATTAATAGTTCTTGCATTTGCTCCTACTATTAATGTTGAAGTCTTTATTTGCATTATTTTCTCCTTTTAATTTTAGATATTTGTCCACCATATTGAGCAGCAACAAACTTATCACCTTGTTTTTTTAAAACTCCTCTAGCAACTAGAACATCTTTTTGTGTTACTTTATTGTCACCAGTCATATCTTGAAGTTTTCCTCCTTTAGCTTTTTCAATTTGTTTATTTATTTTAGTTCTATTAATCATTAATTAGCTCCTTGTATTACTGGATTAGGTCCTCCTGCAGGACTTGCTGCTACTTGCATATCATCTTGTCTCATTCTTCTAGATTGATTACGTAAAGCATCTATAGAATTTTTATATTTATTTTCCCAATTAGGTAATACATTAAAATCTTTTATAAAATAATTTGCTTCTATCATACATGCAGCAAATAATGCATTATAACAAAATTCACTAAAGTAATTAGAAGTAGTAACACTTGTACCTGTAGCACTAGCTAATGCTAAAGGTCTACGTGTGTATTGTATTTCACCTGATACTGCAGATGCAGGTGTTGGTACAATATAAATTTGTGTATTTGTTTTTCTTGAATAATATCTAGGTGTTCCTGTTGATGCACTAGCAAATGGAAAATAATCTATTGCATACTCATAGGTTCTTTGTAATAAATTTACTTTTGAATTAGCAGGAATTGCTGTTGTTGAAACACTTGTTGTATAGTTTACATTACGTACCACTAAAGCATCAGCAGGTAAACTAACTACTGGGTCAGAAGCTGTAAATGAAAAAGTAGAATAATTATCTAGACCTGGGTCATCCAGTTCTTTAATTAATCTACCTTCAGCTTTTTCAATAAAGTATGATACGTGTTCTTCAAACTCTGTTGAATCATTTTCTATTGTATTTATTATATCAGTCTTTAAAAAAGAATAGGATGGCATTTAGTTATCCTGTTATTAAAGTTACACTACCTGCATCTGGTGTAGAAATAGTAACTGTTGCACTACAAAGTACACCCATTTCTCCAAAGTACATATCTGATTCTGCACTTGCAGGAACTTCATAAGTTATTACTGCTCCTGTTTTATCTCCAATAGCAATTACTCCTGCTACAGTAGAATAGGAATGAACTCCTAATATTCTAGTTCTTCCTGTGGTGCCAATGATAACTCCATCACCACCTCTTTTATTAACTGTTCTTATATTTGTAGCCATGTTGTTTCCTTAAATTAGGAAGGGTACGTTAATACCCTCCCTAGTTATTAATGGTTAAGCACCTTGATTACCAAACCAACTT